TATGAACTTCCCAATGGACAGAGATTCGAGGATACCGGAGAAAACGGAGTGGATTACTTTGAAATCTATGGAAACGCCGTCCAAGATGAAGATGATTGCTGATGGCCGGTGAAAAGAACTTTGAAAACCGCTTGAAGAAGTGGTTGGAGGATGAAGGTATTTACCCCTTGGGGGAACCGGTTGACCGTATGAGCGTCCCGCCTTGTGGGTATTGGGAAAAGCGTTGGGGTGGTGGAAGGTATGTAAAAAGCGGCCTTCCTGATATGCGGATTGTGGTGAAAGGGCTGGCCCTTGAAGTGGAACTGAAAGCTACTACCGGCACCCCTTCAGAACTGCAAAAGCGCAACATTGCCCAAATCAACAATTCCGGTTGCTTCGGCTTCATCCTGTACCCGGAAGGCTTTGAAACCTTCAAGAAAATTGTGAAAGGGGTGAAACAATGCGAGTTTCCCACAGCCGGGTTGATCTCTTTAATAGATGCCCATACAGATACCGCTTGCGATATGTGGAAGGGCTGAACACTATCCCTGACACGGAACCCGACAACGCCTTGATCCTTGGCACCGCCCTTCATACGGGCATTGAAGAAGGGGTTGAAAAGGCACTTGATTTCTACCAATCCAGCTTCCCAATCCTGACGGATGATCATGTGAATGAAATGATGAAGCTGGAAGCCATGATCCCCAAGGCCAAGGCCCTATTGCCACCGGGCGGCACCTTTGAACTTCCCATTGGGAATGCTGATTTTGTTGGGTTCATGGATTATCTGTGGCCCGCTGGATGGATGAACACAAGGCACCCTTCCAACCATTGGGGTGAAGATGTTCAGGTGTTTGATCTGTATGATTTCAAGTATTCCAACAACGCCAAAAGCTATGCCGTTTCCGGTCAGCTTCACGAATACAAGTATTGGTATGAACTGACCCATCCCGGCCACCGGATCAGGAATATGTATTTTCTGATTGTTCCCAAGGTGAAGATCAGGCAGAAGAAAACAGAAACCTTGGCCCAATTCAGGGATAGGTTGCAGGACGCTTTGAGAGAAACGGAACCTTCCTTGATGCCGGTTCAGTATGACCCCATGAAGATTGTGGACTTCCTGACCGATGTAAAACACATGGTTGAAGCCGCAGATTTCCCCAAGAACCCTAACCACTTTTGCGGTTGGTGTGAATATGAAGAATTTTGTCAGAAAGGATGGGATTATATGTTACTCCCCAAGAATGAACGGCGCAATTTGAACGCCACCAAGAAGAAGGTTGTGTGGATTTATGGCGCACCCTTCAGCGGAAAAACCTTTTTTGCCAACCAGTTTCCCGATCCCCTGATGTTGAACACGGATGGCAACATCAAGTTTGTGGATGCGCCTTATATCGCTATCCGGGACACGGTAACGGTAGAAGGCCGGTTGACCAAGCGGCTGTTGGCGTGGGAAGTCTTTGCCGATGCCGTGGCGGAGTTGGAGAAGAAGCAGAACGACTTCAAAACCATTGTGGTTGACCTTCTGGAAGATACCTATGAGGCTTGCCGGGTGTATATCTGTGACCGGCAGGGATGGAAGCATGAAAGTGATGATTCCTTCCGGGCATGGGATATGGTGACTTCCGAATTTCTGAACACCATCAAGCGGTTGGTCAGTCTGGACTATGAAAACATCATCCTGATCAGCCATGAGGATCGGAGCCGTGACCTTACCCGCAAGAGTGGTGACAAGATCAGTTCTATCCGCCCCAACCTTCGGGAAAAGGTTGCCAACAAGGTTGCTGGCATGGTTGACCTTGTGGCCCGGATCGTGGCGGATGATAATGACCGGGTTCTTTCCTTCAAGACTTCTGAAGTGATCTTTGGTGGTGGGCGGCTGACTGTCCACAACAAGGAAATCCCGCTGGATTATGAAGCCTTCTGTGAAGTCTACGAGGAAGCCAACCAGAAGGCCGCAGGAGCCATGAAACACGGCGGCAATACCCCGGCTACCCCCGCACCGGAAACGGCTGATAGCGGCGAACAGAAGGCCACCAGACGCATCAATATGGGCAGAAAGCCCAAAGAGGAAGAGCCACCGGCCCCTAATCCTGAAGATGTGGAAGATGCTGAACGGGCGGCGGCTGGTGATCCTGATGGTACATGGACACCGGGCGGCGGTGAAGCAGATGATTCCGACCCTGTGGAACAGACGGAGCCGAAAGCCTTGCCCAAATGCCCTGATGGGGAACGGATCTTCAAGCAGTTCAACGACAGCAAGGGTGAAATCCCTCTTTGCCCGAATATTGATGCCGGCCACCGTTGCCACAAGGAAGGCGGCCCTGATGCTTGCCCCCTGTGGGATAGACCCAAAGAGGATGATCCCACACCCAAGATGGATGTGAACCCGCCCCGGCGCACCCGGAAGAAGCGTGAAACCCATGAAAATTGATCCTTGCCCCTGTGTGATCAGCCTAAAGGATGGTTCAGTTCACACGCTGTTTGAATTCCGCCACTTCTTGGAACTGGTGGAAGATTGCATGGGCTACGATGCCGCCAAATGGTTAAGAACCCATGTAGAACAGGCAGAAAAGGCCGCTGATTATACCCAAGCCAAGGTTGATACTGACCTGACCGCTTATGAAAGCGATTTGGAGAGCAACCGCAGAGCCTTTCAGGATATTCAAGCGGAAGCCGCCGCAATTACCCAAGTTCTTCAAGGGAAGCGGGTTGATCGTCAAAAAATCGCCCATTCCGTGAGGGAAATAGGAAAGATCATTTCCAATCAACTTTAGGAGGTAAACACCATGAAAAAAGTAATTTCTTTATTCCTTGCACTGACTTTCGTTTTCACACTGGCAGCTTGCAGCAACAATCAGCCGCAGACAA